GATTGACCCGGGGCCCACACGGAGGTCGCTCCCGCCGATGGGCGTCGAGGTGGCGGCACGGTGCCCGATCCACAAGCGGCTCCGGCCGTGCTGGCAGTGCCGGGACTAACCAGGGTGGTCTACCCAAACAAGGAGCGTGACATGGACGAGCAGGCGCAGGTGGCGATGGATGGGAGTCCGGGGAGAGTGCAACGGTGGACCTCGGGCAAGTTCGATGTGACGAATCCCGATGTCGGGACGTCGCCAGGGGTGGACCCATGGCTCAGGATCAAGTGGCAGGTGGGGCCGCTCCAGGAGGTTGGGATCAACGGAGGCAGTATCGAGGACGTGATCGACGTGTGCGTGGAACGGTTGGAAGGGTTCCAGAAGGGGCCGTTCAAGTGCCGTGAGAACGCCCTGGCAATCACGAAGTTGGAGGAAGCCAAGCTCTGGCTCCTCTACCGGACGCAGAAGCGGCAGGCGCAGGGGGTCGAGGGCACGAATACGCCGCATGTCGGATGAGGCAGTGCCGAGAGTGAAGGGCCTCTGCTGGGCGCTGCTGGTGACCTGGGGCTTCTCGCTCGTGGCCTACGGGCGGCTCCAGCGAGTCTCGGGATTCGAGGAGCGCGCGCTCTGCGAGGGGGTGCGGGTGCGGATCGAGCGGGCGTTTCCCCGGGCGGTCATTGCCCCTGTCTGCACCGTAGATCAGTGAGCAGACCCCGCCCTGTATCCCCTGCTGTGCCACGGGGGGACATTCCCGTTGATGGGAGCCGCGTCACACGCTAGACTACCCGCACGATAGGTCCCTCGGATATGGTAACGCCGGGGTCTCGGAGGTCCAGCCGCAATGGCTGGGTTGCCCCTTCGAGGCCTCGGCCGGGGACCACGACCCCGTGGCAACCGGGGAGACGCTGATGCCGTGGGTCCGCTTTGATGACAGCACGCCCGATCACCCGAAACTGTCTGCTCTCTCCTCGTACGCGCCCCTCTGCGGGTGGTTGTGGTTCTCGGCCTGCTGCTATTCGATGCGCTATCTGACGGACGGGCGGATTGATCTGCCCACGCTCCACCGCCTCTGGCCGTTTACGCGCCTGCATCTGTCTGCTGGGAGCAACGGCGATGGCGAACTCCTAGCAGGTGCTAGCCATCCGACAGTGGACATGCTCGTTGCCGCGCTTGTCAGCGTGAACCTTTTCGAGGAAATGGAAGCGGGCTGGTACAGGATTCACGACTTCCTAGAGTACAACCCATCGCGGCGTGAAGTGACGGAAGCCCGTAAAAAGAAACAGAAAGCTGGTCAAGCAGGAGGACTAGCACGTGCTCAAGCATCTGCTAGGCCTGCTGGTACGGCAGGGAAGTGCCCCCCATCCCCATCCCCATCCCCAAACAAAGTCAAAGACTCGGAGCACGCTGTGCTTGAACAGCGAGACATCAAAACCCTCGTCCAAGCCACGACAGCAAAACTCAGTCACCCCTCGCAACAGTGGCGGCGGCACGATCCGAGCGCGCGATGACGCCGTACTACCAGGACAGCGCGGTGGCCCTCTACCATGGCGATGCGGCGGCCGTGCTGCGCGGGTGGCCCGACGAGGTCGTCCAGACCTGCATCACGAGCCCGCCGTACTGGGGCCTGCGGGACTACGGGACGGCGACGTGGGAGGGGAGCGAAGCTGGGTGCGACCATCGGCCACCAGATGAGGCAGGGACCACAAAGAAACCGAGCGCCGGCCAACGCGAACACGCGGGCAGGTTCTCGGGTCTAACGTGCTGGAAGTGCGGCGCCCACCGGATAGACGCCCAGCTCGGCCTCGAACCCACGCCCGAGGAGTACGTCGCCAACCTCGTCGCGGTGTTCCGTGAGGTACGGCGCGTGCTCCGGGACGACGGAACGCTCTGGCTGAATCTAGGGGACTCGTACACTGGCTCTGGTAAGGGCGGAAATCCTGACGACGGGGAACAGGCCACGAACAAGGGCAGTCAAACTATCGGCGTTCTCTATGGCAAGACGGGGGAGATGGCAAGGGAGGCTGCGTTGACGAATGTCTCTCGCCGATGGACTGCTGAGAATGGGATGCCTCCCAAGAATCTCGTGGGCATCCCCTGGCGCGTCGCTTTCGCCCTCCAAGCCGACGGCTGGTATCTCCGCTCCGACATCATCTGGGCGAAGCCCAACCCGATGCCCGAGAGCGTGACGGATCGGCCGACGAAGGCGCATGAGTACCTCTTACTGCTGGCGAAGTCGGCGCGGTATTTCTACGACAGCGGCGCGATTGCCGAGGATGCGATGCCGGAGCACGCGGGGCGCTACAAATACGATTTCAGCGGGAGCGAAGACGGGCAGGACGCAGCGATGCCGAAGGGCTACACGATTCATCCAGAAGGACCTCGCACCTATAGCGGCAAGCGCAACCGCCGCACCGTCTGGGAGATCGCCACGCAACCGTACCCCGAGGCTCACTTCGCTACATTTCCACCAGACCTCATCAAGCCATGCATCCTGGCGGGCGCTCCCGTCGGCGGTATCGTGCTCGATCCGTTCGTGGGCAGCGGGACGACCTGCTACGTCGCCAAGGAACTCCACCGTCGCGCCATCGGCATCGACCTCAAGGCCGAGTACCTGGACCTCGCGGCGAAGCGGCTCCGGCAAGAAGTATTGGCCCTATGACGCCCCCGGTGGTCGGGGGTTGGTGTCTCTGAGGAGGTGGCGATGAACAATCCACGACTGGCGAGCGCGATTCATCGGTGGAGGGTGCAGGCGATTCGACGGCGACAGGCGGCGTGGGGCAGGCCAGCGGGGGGGCGGGACCGCCAGTCGCGCTGGCCGATTCTGACCTGGACATCGACGATATGGCGGGGGCCCTGCACCCTCGGAACCTGGCCGGGGCAGACACCGTGACGATTCTGGAGCAGCTCAAACGCGACGAAGGTCGCCGCACGCGCCCGTATCAAGATTCCAATGGCATCTGGACCGTGGGGTATGGGCACAACCTCACGGTCGGCGCCCTGAGCGAAGCGGCCATCTCGCAGATCCTCGCCGACGATCTTTTGGCCGCCGACACAGCCTGCCGGACCCTGCCGGTGTTTTCCGGGCTCTCTCCCGCCCGCCAGGGCGTCCTCCTCAACATGGTCTTCAATCTCGGGTTGGCTGGGTTTCGCACGTTCGAGCGTTTCTACGCCGCCCTGGAGTCGGCCGACTACGAGCAGGCAGCCCGGGACATGCTCGACAGCGACTGGGCGAGTCAGGTCGGGGCGCGGGCGACGCGGTTGGCGCTCCAAATGCGGACGGATGCGTGGGTGTAGCGCATTGACGGGCTCGTGTCCGCTGTGCTCTACTCAGCCTGTGGGTGCGGGACCCCCCGCTCGTGCCTGTCGCGTGGGCGGCGTCCGGGGGGGCGTCAGTCGGTGCGGCGGGTCGAGCGGGGATCACCGGAGAGGAGTCCGATGAGCCGACCGATGTCTGGTGCCCCGACGACGCTCTCGATTCGCCATCAGCACATGGCCTATCTCTTCGCGGCCGGTAAGACGGTGGCCGAAATCGCCCGGGCGCTGCACTACTCCGAAAACCGGGTGAGCGTCGTCAAATCCTCGGCCGTTTTCCAGGACCTGCTCGCCCGGATTCGCCAGGAGATCACGGCGCGCACGGTGGACGACATCGTGGCCTCCCTCGTGGCCGAAGCCCCCGCCTCCGTCGAGCGCATGCGGACCCTCAGGGAACAGGACGACAACTTGGCCGTGGCCTATAACGCCAGCGCCTTCTTCCTGGAGAAACACCCGTCCGTCGTCGCCCTCAAGGCCAGCGCCGATCTGGGCGTCAAGATCCTCCTGGACGATGCCGCGGTGCTCCGCATGGAGCGGGCGATCGCGGAATCGGAAGGGCGGGCGCCGCAGGCCCTACCGGTGGGGAGTCCCGATGCCGACGTGGTGGATGGATGACCGGCGACGAGGTCGGGGTGACGTGGAACGGCAAAGGCATCACCGCCAAGGGGTTCGGGGTCTTGGCGCTCCTCGCCGTGCTGACCATCGCGGGCACCAATCTGTGGGCGGGCTTCCGGGTTGAATCAGCCCTCATGCGCCAGCAGGACAAATTGGTGGAGATTCTCTTGGACTCCCGGAAGGCCCAGCGCACCGAACACGATCTCTTGCGGGTGACGCAAGAGCGCGAGTCCTGCATCAGTACCATGACGCCGGAGGATCGCGTGCGATTCCGAGATCGGTTCCAGGCCGGGGATTTCAAGCGGTGGTGTCTGTGGGTGACCGAGTGAGCCCATGACTCCCCTCACCCCGGCGCCCATTCCCCTCGGAACGCTGGAGAGCTGGCGGCGAGAGATCGAGCGGGCACGCCAGGAGCTGCACCTGGGATGTGTCGGCGCGGCGATGGTCGCCCTCACCCTGCTCCAACACCGCATGGAGGCAGTATGAGATACCTGGCGCTGGTGGTGCTCCTCGGCGGCTGTTCCCTGGCCCCGTCCGATGATGTCCTGAAGCAGCTCGGAAAAAGCGAACGCTCTTGGTGTGTCTCCGTGTCCTCGATCTATGGCGTGGTTCGCATGGGTGGAACCGGGGTGCAAGGGGGTGCGATGACGTGTACCCAGGAGGGCCTCTCGGTGACCGACACCACGGATAAGGTGAAGGTGCCCATCACCGTCGTGCCTCAGGTGTCCATCGGGGCGCCGACGCTCGGGAAGTAGGCGGGCCGACTGGATGGTTTGGACGTGGATTCTGGTCTTGACCTTGCACTTCGGGGGCGAGAAGGAGTGGAAGGGGGATGCCGAGATTACCATGAAGTTCACGCACGAGGCGCTGTGCCGGTCGGTGCGCCGGGCGGTCTGGGCGCAGTTCAAGGACGCCGATGGCCTGCTGGGCGACTGTACGAAAGTGGTCCTGCCGCCGCAACCATGAGACACGCCACGTCGCTTCTCCTCGCGCTCAAGCGCTCACTCATGCTCGTGCTGTTTCTGTGCGCGATGTGGAGACAATGATGATTCGACAGGGGGGTGGTGGGCATCGACGACTCCCGCACGATCAAGCACGGGCCGTCTATCTGACGCTGGCCGTTCTCATGCTCGTCTGGGTGGGGACGGCCAGCACCGCCGCGCAGGCCCAGGTGACCGGGACATTCGCCATCGTCCTCGACACCTCGGCCACGAACGTCACGGTCGCCCAGGCGCAGACGGCTGCCCAGACGGCCGTCGCGTGGCTGAAAGAAGTGACGTGGGGCCGGTTGACGCTGTCTCCAGTCGTCTACGGCCCCCTGAGTCTCGGAGTCGACTGTTCGGATACTACAAAAGTCTGGGCCGCCACGGATGGCGCGCTCGCTCGCCTCGGGGCCCCGATTCCCTATCGCGTCGCGACGGTTCTTTCTGGGTGTCCGTTCAGCGGCAAGGGGCATTTTTATGGTCGCCACATCATCTTGAATAATAATCTTGGTGTTCTCGCACATGAAGTAGGCCACACATTTCAGATCGCCCACAATTCTGGGCACACGGACCCCGGAGACCCGATGAACGACGGGTTCGTGCATTTCAACGGCCCCCATAAGGGCCGAATTGATTGGGTGCTATCGACCGGAGGGTTCAACGCCGTCTGGCCCAGTGGATGTTTTTGGGATCAGGGGTGTAATTGGCAGACGAGCGGCGGGTGGGATGCGGAGTTTAGCGGAAGTAAAGTCTTTGAAATCGCGCCCACAGATGCGCGTCCACACGAAATCCCGATCCTCTGGCGCACACCCTTGGCCGTCGATCCCCTTGGCCGGGTTATCAAATATCTCTACCTGGAATATCGTCGCCCCGTCGGATTCGACGCGAGAGTTCTCACGCCGACCGTGCATCTGCACTATGCTGGGGGCTACAACACTTTTGCGCCCTGGGGCGATGCACAGGCGGAGGGCGAGGCTGGCGCGACGGAGTTCGTCGTCGGGGTCGGCGTGGGCGCAGCATGGAGCGACTGTGATCCACAGCTCACGGTGACTGTCGTGAGCGTCTCGTCAGCGTCGGCTCTCGTTGACGTGCGCCGAGACACGTGTATCCCCCCACCCCCACCTCCCCCGCCCCCACCGCCAGCCCCGTGCTGGCCGCCCACGAGCAAGAAGTGCCGGTAAAGGACACCTAATCCTACGGGCAGCATTGCGGTACACCTTTCACCAAGAGGAGGCTGAGCATGGACACCCCCGGTGGCGCACAGAAGGAACGGAGTTTCGAGACCGGCATGGACGAAGCGTTCAAGGCGCATTCGGAAAACGTGACGGCGAGCTGGTTCGCCAACATCAAGCGTACCTACGACGAGTACCAGCAGGAGAGCCTGGAGTCGATCAAGCGCAACCGCTCCTACGTGGACAAGGTGCTCTCGGACGCCCAGCAGCACGACAACCAGCGTCAGACGATCGCCAACCAGGCGCTCCAGAATGCAGTCGAGACCGCGAACCTGGTCGGGAAAAAGGCCGTGCAGAACATGAACGCGCTGGACGTGCAGCAACTCGCGCACCGCGACGTGGCGACGGACAACCTGTGGAACCCCGTCCAGCAGGGGGCAGGCGATACCCTGACCGCCCGTGCTGTGTCCATCGACGACGCCTCACTCAAGGCCATCGGCGCGATGGTCGCCATGGCGCTGGCCGAGGTGCTGGCGAAAAAGGCCTAGTTGGGATGCGGGCGGGCCGAGGTCCGCTTGACCGATCTCGGCCCGCTGGCGTGGAGTTCGGGGTCTGAAAGACAGTGATGATGCACGAAAGGAGACACCCCATGACCAAGAAGCCGAAACCCAAGCCAAAGCCACAGCCGCGCCCCACGCCAGAGGCGCCGTAAATGGTCTCGATCACTGAGGCGGATGCGGCCGACCTGTTGGCGATCCTGGTCCGCATCGAGGACCGGTTCCTCACGGCGCCGCTGAGCCTCTCCGTCACCCTGCTGCGTCATCTCAAGACGGTGCTCGGGGCCCCGCCCGTGGCACCACCGGCCCCTCCGCCGACGCCGTCTCCGTATCCTGTCAACCCCTTTGGCGGATGGGGCGGGCCTGGTGCGCCTGTGGCGCCTCCCGCGCCCCCGCCGGCACCCGCGCCCCCGCCCGGACCTGTGCCCGTGCCACTCCCTGGTGGGCCGCCGTATGATCTGGTCCTGTCGTCCAGTAGCGTGGGGTCCGGCGTCGGGCTCCGTCTTTTCATCCCGGGCACCATGGTCGATGTGCGGGGATTTGATGAAAACGACGTGGGGGCCAAGGTCCTGGCCGGTGGGGGAGTGTACCGGGTGGATTTCGCCTATACCTTGGGCCACGCCAAGATCGTCCTCGGCACGATCCTGACCGCCTTTCCCGGGACGTTCTGGCCGGCGGGCACCTGGATCTCGACACCGCCGTGAACGCCGAGCAGGCCGCGCGTGCCCGGAAGGCCAAAGCGGAAATCCTGCTCGACCGGAAAACCGGGCAGGCGCGCCAAGCGGGTGCCGCCAGTGCCGAAGGGGCCTGGATCGCCACCCAGCGCCGGAAGATGGAAGGCTCGCTTTACGCCTTCAACAAAGGCGTCCTCGGCAAGACGTTCCTTACGGAATCCCTCCATCTCCCGGTCTGCCAGTTCCTCCAGCGCGTGCCCCCGATGCGGAAGGCGATTCTGCTGCCGCGGGAGCACGCCAAAACGACGATCGTATCCCACGGCCTCCCGATTCACATTCTCATCCAGCCGAAAGAGGCGAATATCTACTTTCCCGGCGAGGATGGCGCCGATCAGCGGATCATCATGACCGGGGAAACCGAAGCCCGCATGACGGACGCGCTGCGCGTTGTGGAATCCGCCTTCGAGACGAACGAGGTGCTGCGCGCCCTCTGGCCCCATCGCGTCTGGGACAATCCCCGGAAGCAGTCGAAGAAATGGAACGAACGCGAGATGATCGTGCCCCGGAACCAGGAATGGTCAGATCCCTCGATTCGCGCGATGGGCGTGGGGGCCGCCGTGACCGGCGCGCACCCTTCGGTCCTCATCAAGGACGACCTGGTGACGCTGGACGCTGCCAATTCGCCCCTCGTCATGCAGCAGGCCATCGACTGGCATATCGCCTCCCGAGCGCTCATCAACAAGCCGTCGAGTTTGGAGTTCCTGATCGGCACGCGGTGGGGGGTGGCGGATCTCTACCAATACATCCAGCAGAACGATCCCACCGTGGAATGGCTCGTGAAAGCCGTCGTCGAGGACGGGGACCCGATCTGGCCGGAGGCCTTTACGCTCGACAAGATCGCGCAGCTCCAACGGGAGTTCGGCGTGCTCTTCTCGTTGCTCTATATGAATTCCGGCTCCGATCCCGCCTTGACGGACTTCGACATGGAGATGGTTCGCGAGTTCTCGATCGTGGGCAACATGATCCAGTTCACCGAGGACGAGCGCGACGTGGCCATCGGCGAGCGGGTCAATACCCCAGCGTCGCGACCCGATCTGCCCGTGGGGACGGTCTTGACCCGCGACTCGTGGCAGAGTCTCTATCAGCCCGGACAGGGCTTCCGGTTGCGGGCGATCTGAATGACCCGTCTGCCTTTGGGGGATCTCTCCTACCGGGTGGCGTTCTGCGATCCCGCCGCTGGGAAGCGCCTCGCCCTGAAGCGCGTCCGGGCCCGGAGCGCGATCGTGGTGGTTGCGCAGGACACGTGGGGCCGCGTGTTCGTCCTCTTCGCCTGGGCCGCCCGCTGCTCGACCGATCAGTTGACGGCTAAGCTGTTCGAGGTCAACGACACCTTCCACCCCCGGACCTTCGGCATCGAGTCCAACGCCATGCAATCCCTCTACGGCGACATGGTGGGGCGGGAAGCCAAGTTCCGGGAGCGCCGGGTGCCGATCCTGGAAGTCCGCCAGCCGACCAACGTGGAGAAGACCTGGCGCATCCGCACGGTGCTCCAGCCTGTGATCGGGAACGGGCGGCTGTTCCTTCAGCCCCAACACCTCGAACTCCGGTCGGAACTGGTCAACTTCCCGATGGCACCGACCGTCGACCTAGTGGATGCCTTGGCCTCTGCGGTCAAGCTCCTCCCGGCGGTCCAGATCCGCCGGCAACAGGATGGGGAGCTGGAAAGACGCCTCGCCTATCTCCGGGAAACCGGGGCGCCGGCCGACTATATCGAGCGGGTCGCCCGGGGCCAGGTCGCCTAACCCACATTCCAGGCTTGACCTGGACGACGCAGGGTGTCACGATGACGCGCAGCGACGGATAACTGGGCCCTTTCACCACAAGGAGACACCGACATGGCCTCGAAACTGGATCTGGCAGGGCTGGCGCGGGTGAGTGCGAAGGAGCGGAACAGCTACCAGCAGGGACGCTCTGGCAGCGGCACCCCGATGCGGAGCGGGCCCGTCAAGAGCGCGAAGGGGAACCCGACGATGGGCGGAGGCATCAACCGTGCCACGCGGGGCAAGTAAGGGCCCGCGTCACCCTGGCCGGATGCCGCAGGCCATGCCCATGATGCCCATGATGGGCGAGGGCAGGCCCAAACCGGCTCCCAAGGGTCGCAAGAAAAGCCAGTCTGGGCGGGCCTTCGCGGTCCGCGCCGTGCGATCCATGTAGACAACCCATGGAAGGAGGCGTGCTGTGGCCCTGACACCAGCGCAGATCGTGACCCTGGCGACAGATATACAAACCCATCCCGAATTGGCCGAGTTCTATCTTGGCGCGGCCAATGACAACGTGGCGGTGCGAAACTATTACAACGCGCCCGATCCGACGCTGGCCGACTGCTGGCGCACGTCGTTCTCGCTCAATGACGCCCTCGCGGTGATGAACTGGACGACATTCATTGCCCGGAGCCAGGGGGAGCGTGACGCCTTCCGCATGATGTTCATGATCGGGCCGGTCAATCCCTCGTTAGCCAACATCCGAAATGGGTTCAGCGACATTTTCAGCGGAGGCACTGGCACCTCGATGCGCGCGGCGCTCGCAGCCGCCGCGAAGCGGAAGATGACACGTGCGGAGCGCCTGTTCGCCCTTGATGGCACTGGCACCTTCACGCTGACCTTCGAAGGGGCCATCGAGAGCGTGGACGTGAGCGCCGCCTTCGTCCTGATCCCGGGCGCCTAAATGCGACGGTCGCCGGAGTGGATCTTGCTGACATGGGACGGGTCAATCAGGAACTCTCTGGCTATCAATCTCTGTGGCCATACGCCGCGCAGTCTTCGAATCTCGGTCACGTCAGCATCAGATAGTCGTGCAGCGTAATGGGCTTCTCCATGTGGCGCGCGCTTTCCAAGGACGTGGTAGCGATGATGCTGATTCGCGCTGCGGCTGACATATTCGAGGTTCTCCGCTCGGTTGTCCACCTTGTCACCATTCAGGTGGTTCACCTCGTAACCCTTGGGTCGTTCTCCCAACCATGTACGTGCAATCAAATCGTGAATGGTGAATGTCCACTGCCGACCGTTGTTGCTCAAGGTCACTTGGAGATAGCCGGTTGGGCTACGGAACGGAGTAAACACAACGCCCCTATGGAGACGCATGAAGCGGTCTATACGGTCTCGGCTACGGACTCTGCCGCAGTCGCTGGCCTCATAGAGGTGGTCGTAGCCTGGCAGTGGAATCTCGTGCCACGTTTCGATCATGGTCAGATTCTACACCCCATAGGAGGAGATAGCCATCGCTAACATTGTCCTCTGGGATGCCGCCCCGACCAGCGAAGGCACCGTCCTGACCACGGAACTGAACGCCCTTGCGGATGGCGCGTGGTCGGTGGCGGGCACCGAGTACGACAATTCAACCGATCTCCGGCAGTTCTTCCAGGCGGTGGTGGCGGTGGACTTCGTGTCTGCGCCAACGGCCACCGGCTTCGTGTCCTTGTATGCGATCAGGGCCGTGGACGGGACGAACTACGACACGCTTGACTCGGACAACGACGCCCGCGCGGACAAGCTCGTGGCCGTCATCAGCCTGATCGACACCACGGCGGCGCAGATCCGTTCCTCCAACATCTTCACCCTCCCGGGGTGCAAGGTCAAGTTCATCTTGAAAAATTCCTCTGGGCAGGCGTTCCCGGCGACGGGCTCGACCGTGACGCTGTTCAGCCAGGCAGATGAGCTTCAGTGATCTCGTGCCGCAGTCTACTGCCATTACGGATCGCATAGACATGCGAAGTGGAGATTCCATAGTGTTTCGCGATGAGTTCTGCGGTTCCGACTCCTCAGGCCGAGTTTCTAATGGCTACGAACTGCCGATCCGTCAACTTCCGCATATCGGTGCGTGTCTTCGTCCAAGTGCCGTGTCGCCGACGGTCCAATGCGTTCTCACTATGGGTGGACCACGCAAGGTTTGCGAGCGTATTGTTGGCGGTGTTACCGTCGAGATGCCGCCCAAGATAATTCTTCGGGCGCGGCCCAACGAAAGTCTCAAGGACAAGATGGTGTGTCCGCCGCAAGACGACTGTGTTTTCTCGATGAAGGCCGACGACGAAGTACCGATTCGTCAGCGTTTGCTTGAGTTCTCGAATAGGATTTCGGTGGATTATTGTTCGAAATCCGTTCGCATGCCCACCAGGACTTCGTTGTTCCATGCCGCTCAGGACTCGGCCGGTATCCGTAATCCAGTAGCCCGGGAACCCACTGACCGGTTTCGTTTTCATGCCCTACTATACCATACCGGAGAACTCCAGTAATGCCGCGCTCGCTCCTCTGGCCCGACCCCCGCGTCAAGCCGCCGTTCGGCGCGGCGGAGATCGACTGGGGGCATCGCCTTGCGCAGGGTCTCCTCGCGGCGTGGCTCTTGAATGAAGGCGGAGGCCCAACGATCGACGTGACTCGTGGATTGGCCGCTGCGCCGGTCGGGGGGATTGCGTGGACGCCTGGACCCGGCGGGATGACCGCGACGTTTTCGACGACGGGCGGGAAATACTTTGCCGCGCCCAAGCCCGCGTATTTGCAGCAGGCGACCACGTCCGTCGTGAGTCGCATATGCAACCGCGGGGCTAGTAATCAGACGATCGCCTCGGTGAATTTCAATGGATCAAACGTCCCGTGGCGATTGAGTCTGATCGGTGCCTCATCCAATGGGTACGCATTTTATGATGGGGCGTGGCACAACTCTGGATTCGTGACCGATGTCACGGGCGATGGATTGGTACATACGATCGCCGGTAGTTATAACGGGCTCACGCTTCGGTACTATGTAGATGGCACATTTGATGCCTCATTCGCCTACACAGGCACGCAGTCGCTCGTGAATACGAACACATTTGACATCGGCCGGTATGGTAGCGCCGGATTCTATTTTGACGGAGACATTTATCACGTCTTCCTATATGACCATGCCTTGTCCGACGAACAGATGTATTGGACGTCACAAGAACCCTACGCCTTCCTCCGCCCCATCCTCCGGCGGCGGTACTTCGTGCCGGCGGGGGCGAACACCGCCGGACCACTCGTCGGCTACAACATTCTAAATAAATCTCTCGTAGGTGGAAAGCTGGTCTCCGCATGAAGCATCTCGGCGATTTCCCAGTCAACGGCAAGGTGGCGCTCCTTTGGAATACGAACGACCAGACCGGGGCCAGCATCACGCGCTCGACGGACGGCACGCTCAAGATTTTCAAGGCGCACGCCACCGCCGCGACCTGGGCCACGGAACGCAGTTCGCTCGCTGGCGTGACCCAACTCGAAGACTTCGACGCCACCGGGATGCACTCCGTCTACATCGACCTCTCCGACAACACGGATGCGGGCTTCTACGCCGCCGGCAATGAGTACCAAGTGGCCATCGTCGGTGCCGTGGTGGACACCAAAACCGTCAATGCGGTGCTGGCGTCCTTCTCCATCGAGCGTGCGGGACTTAGTGCCCAGGCCAAGCTTGATGTGAATGCGGAAGTGGACACGGCCATAGCGGATGCCCGCCTCGATGAGATCCTCGCGGCAGATTCGGACATTGACGGCGCTGCCCCGCCCACGGTGGGCAGCGTGGTTCATGAGATGTTGAGTAAGACCGCTGGGTCGTTCACCTACGATCAGACGACGGATTCACTGGAAGCTATCCGGGACAAGGAAGCAGACATCGAGACCGACACCGCCGAAATCGGCGTGGCGGGGGCTGGGCTCACGGCCATCAATCTACCGAACCAGACGATGGATATTGTCGGCAATATCACCGGCAACCTCTCCGGCAGCGTGGGGAGCGTGACGGCGGCGGTGTCCATTAGCTCCGGCATCAAGAAGAATGCGACGCTCATCGGTTTTGAATTCCTGATGACGGATTCGACCAATCACAATCCGGTGACTGGTAAGACAGTGACCGTGACGCGATCAATTGATGATGGGGCCTTCGCGGCAGGGACGCTCTCGGCGGTGACGGAGATTGCCTTTGGCATCTACGCCGTGGACTTCGGCGCGGGGGATCTCAATGGGCGGGTCATTACGCTCCGGGCCACGGCGGCGGGCTGTGACGATCTCTTCGTGACGATTGTGCCGGACCCGTAGGTGACCGCGCATGAGCGGCATTCTTTCGCAGCGGGGCGGGGCTGGGCATATCCATCCGCTTTACTACATCCAGCCAGCGCGGCTCTGGTCCTCGCGTGGTAAAGGGGCAACCGCGCCGTCCCAATCCTTGCCCCGTCATCCGTGGCTCCTCTATGGACGTTTCGGGGGGGTCCATGGGCAGTTGTTCGTGTGGGACCGGACGCGGCAGAGTGGGGGTGGAGCAGTTCCGACTGAACAGCGCCTGTGGCGGCGGTCGCTCGGGGGATGGCATCGGAGCAGTTCTTGACAGCCTGCGTCGATGTAGCGCATTGTCACGGGGAGGAGACCACCCATGCCTGACGACGACCTGGAGAGCCTCACGCCGTACAGCGACGCCCTGCGGGATCTCACGAACCTCTCGGCCTCGTTCGAAGTGTTCACGAAGATCAAGCCGATCCTGGAGCGGGTGGCCACCATCGAGTCGGCTATCCCCTCAGCCAAGGCCACCCTGGACCGCATCGCGGCGACCATCGACCTCGCGCAAGCGGAACTGGATACCGTCAACGGGAAGATCGACACCGCGCAGGCCACCTACGCGCACACCGTGGCGACCTTGACGCAGCGCGCTACGGACGAGGCGGCGAAGGTGTCGGCGGCCAGCCGAAAAGCCCGGGAAGCCTTCGCCATCCACGAGCAGGAGATGGCCGAGATGCTGGCGGCGACGCAAACGGCCCACGCGGCACGGGTGGCCGACATGGAGGCGGAGGAGCGGACCCAGCGTGGGCGGTTGGAGGCGCTCGCTGGACAGATCGCGGCCGCGGAAAACCAGCTCGGCGTGTTCCGCGAGATGGTGGGGAGGGGCTGATGGCCAACGCCTATCAATCGACGGAATGGATCGTGGACACCGCCGCCTCCACGGTGCTGACGACAGATCCCGTCTCGGTCAAGGGCATCCGCTGGGTCGGGGCGACGACGGCGGGCCACACGGCCGTGGTCACGGATGCCGCAGGGAAGGTGAAGTGGGCCTCCGTCGCCTCTGGCGCGAACTATGTCGAATCGGACAACCTGCTCTCGCGCTCTGGGCCGGGACCCTGGATTGGGTTAGTCGTGCCGACCCTGGCCAGCGGAAAGCTCTACATCGAATTTCAATAGGAGAGACCCCATGGCCGCAATCAAGGACAACGCCAAAGCCGGTACTGGGCATCTCAAGGCCGGCGTCACGTTCGCCACCTCTGCCCGGGCCGGAATGATCGCGTCCGTGCGGAAGCCGCGGGATATTCCAGGCCAGAATCGCCGGGGTGCTGGGAACAAGGGCGCGTTCGGCTAAATGCCCGTCACCACCCAGACGCACAGTACGATCCCTTCGGCATCCGCCGCGTTCCTGACGGATCTGCAAACCTTCCTCGCGGAGGAGGACGCCGAGCGGTATCGGGACATGTTCACCGATTTCGTGGTGAGCGGCGGCGTCTTTCCCGTCGCTTCTGGACTCACGCACACGCCCACGGCCTTGACCGCTTACGCCAACGGGTTCTATCTCACTGAGAGCGGGTCGGTCACTTTTGCGAATGGCCAGAACAACTACGTCATCGCCAATGCCGAGACGACCGGGAATCTCACCGGCTACACCCGCGTCGCGGGCACGCACTATCTCGTCGGCACCGGGGGCTCCGCGCCGGCCTTGCCAGCCGGGGCCATTCGGATCGCCACGGTTGTGACTTCTGGGGGCAACGTCACCAGTTCCACCGACACGCGGGTGCGCTTTGCGTTGAGTTTAGCCCAGGGCGGGATGGCGCAAACGCTTGTCGGTTTACCCGCAGGCACGATCATGGCCTCCGACGGCACCGGCATGGTCCCCGCAACCGTGGTCGGGGCCGGTGGCGTCACGGTCGCCTGGGAGCCCAATTTCTTTCAGATCATTGTCTCCGGTGGTGCCGGGACGAATACCTGGGCCGTGCGGGGCAACCGCTCCTTCGTGGCGACCGTCGCCACGTTCCATCTCGCCGCGGATGCCGTGGTCCTCCGGTCGAGTACGAATACCCAATCCGTGCAGCATAATCCCGGCAGTCTCACGAACACCGTGACGACGGCTGGCCCCATCATCAACGGCCGGGATCAAGCCGCCGCCTTCACGGTCTCCACGTTCGTCCATTTCTACTGGATCTGGAACGGCACGACCCTGGCCTCACTCTCCAGCGCCGTCGCCCCGCCCACGGGGCCGACCTTGCCCACGGGCTACACGATGTGGGCCTACGCCGGGGCCGTGCGCTTCGATGGCAGCTCGCAACTCGTCTCGACGCGCCTCTACGGTGACTGGGCGATGTACGAAACCGCCGTGGTGGCCCTGGCTGCGGGGGCGGCGACCACGGAAACGACCGTGGCGCTCTCCGCGAGCGTGCCCGCGAACGCGACACAGATCCTGCTCAACGTGCAGGCCCGGGGCTTGGGTAATGGGGGGGCTGTGGATACCATCGCCAAGATCCGGTACATCACCGCCAAAGACTATATGACCTCGCGCATCCAGGTGTCCGCCTCGGCCCAATGGAACTCGACCCGGGGCACGGTGCAACTGCCGAACGTGGGACAGCAGGTGTTCTATCTCTGGACGAACACCACCAATCTCACAACCAACGCCCTGGACATCGACGTCCTCGGCTATCAGGTGACGTGATGAGCGTCTTTGTGTGGGATGTGCTCCTGGGCGTCGTTGTGCTCATCGTGCCGTTGCTCTGTTTGTACATCGTCAATACGACCACGAGGCCCCGCTAATGCCTGCGCTCAAAGTCACAGTGCTCGTCGAGGTGGATGGCCAGCCGGTGCCGGGTTTCCCCTATGTGCGCCGCGTCGTGGCGGATGAAGTGCAGGCCTTCAACCCCACGACGAAGGTCGGGGATGGTAACGGGACCACCTTCACAGCCTTGCCGACGAGCGCGATCACGACGATGCAGGGGCTGCTCGTCCGGGCCGATCAGGACGTGACGATCCGCTTGGATGGCCAGACGGATGCCGGGGTGTTGCTCAAGGCGGGGGGCCTGCTCCTCATCATTGATAGCACGATCAACGCGGGCGCCACCACCAACGCGACCGTCAACCTGAATCAGGCCGCCTCCGTCATCGCCAGCGTGCGTGGCCTTGCCATCGGCTCGACGCCATGAGGCTCCATGCGCCTCGTTGAGCGGCATCCTCGCCAAGTCGATCTCGACATCTCGGAAGAGCGGAAGGGGGCACTTCATGCCTATCTGCTCGAAGAAGTCGAGGCGGCCTTAGCCGCTCGGAACCCGCAGGAAGCCGTGTGGCGGGAGAATCTGCGGCTCTACGAGGGCATCCCCAAAAACATTGTCCGCAACATTCCGGTGGAAAACGCGCCGAACACGGAGATCACGCTCGGGGCTATCGCCGCGGACGCCATCTATGCCCAGGTGATTGATCTCGTCTTCACCGTGGTGCCAACACTCACCGTGCGGGCGGTGCATGGCCGGACGAGTCTCCAGGCCGCGAAGGCCCTCCAAGCCTTCATCAACTGGGGCGCGGCCAACGAGTGGGCACTCCGGTCAGCGATCGAACAGTCGGTCCTTGACGACGTGCAGTTGGGGACGGGGTCTCTCTACATCCCGTTCGTGGAGCATCAGAAGAAAACCAAGGTCAAGAAGATCACCTCGCGGGCGCCCCGGATTCTCACCCATCCGATTGAGGACTTGATTCTCCCCGGCGGCGCCGCGGATGATTTACAGGTCGCCCGCTGGGTCGGGTTGCGCTGGTGGTATCTGTTTTCGGAACTGCGGGACAAGGCGAAGGCCAAGAAATGGGACATCACGGGCGTCATCCCCGTCGGGGCGATCGGATGGACCAAATCCCGCCGGGAGCAGCTCGGGCGGACCTCCTCCTCGCAGCAGATCACGGAACTCGCGGAAATCCTTGAACTCTACCTCTACTTCGACATCGACGGGGATGGGTTTGACGAGGATCTCGTCGTGGCGTGGGATCGCACCTCGCAGTCGATTTTGCGCGTGGATTGGAACGGCTACGATACTCGCCCGATTGAGGCGATGCACTATCAGCGCCGCGCCCATCTCTTCTACGGGATCGGGGTCATCGACATGGTCCGGCCCTATCAGGAAGAAACCTCCGACATCCACAACTTCCGCACGCTCAACATGTTCCTGGCGAATGCCCGGTTCTGGAAGGCGCGTGAGGGGTCCGTGCCGGATACCATGAAGGTCTGGCCCGGCAAGGTGCAGTTCATGCAGGACCCGGATGACCTGAAACCCGAACAGATGGCAGACGTCTACCCCAGTGCCCCCGCCGCCGAAGCGATCACGATTTCGCTCGCGGAACGGCGCATCGGGATCAACGATATGTCCACCCCGCGCCCCTCGGCGGTGCTCGGCTCGCGGACGCCGGGGATCACGGCGCTGAGCATGTTGCAGCAAGTGAATCGCCGGTTTACCCCGGCCTTCGACTCGGTACGGTTCGCAGCAGCCGGAGCGGTCCGTCAATGTCTCTACCGTTACCAGGAACGGCTCTTGGCGGGGGACAAGGACGTCGAGAAGCACATTCAGCGCGTCATCGGGGCCGAGGATGGGGCGCTCGTCATTGCGCTCTTGCGCGATCCTGAGTTCGATGAGGCGGTGTCGGTTGAAATGACCGCGAGCAGCGCCTCGGTCAACCGGGACGCGGATCGCCAGAACGCGCTCATGCTGGTCAATATCTTGGCGCAGTATTACGACAAGACGATCCAGTTGGTCGCCATCGCCGCCAACCCTCAGACACCGCCGCAGGTGCGCGACGTCGCCCGGAAGGTGGCGGCGGCAGCCGGGGAGATCATCGACCGGACGATTCGGACGTTCGACACGATCCGTGATCCCGAGGCGTTCATCATTCATGTGGAAGAAGAACTGGATTCCATCGACGGGTTGAGCCGAGACGGCCTCGTCGGATTATCCAATATGGTCGGCGGGTTAGCCCTCGGGATGGGGCAGAATCAACCTCCAGGAGGGCCCAATGGCGGGGAGCCGATGGCGTGAGTGGTTGGGGCAGGATGAAGGGGCTGAGGCGGATTTCATCGCGTGGCTGGAAGCCCGGAAGGCCCAATGTCAGCGGGACCAGGATGCGGCGATGACCTGGGAGGCGACTTTGGAGGCCCGGGGGCAGAAGAAATCACTTGACGCGGTGCTCAAATTCGTCACAATGAGCCAGCAAGAGGAGCGTGTGTATGCCAAACTCCGGTCTATACAAAGCAAGCGCCCTACGTAGGCTTCCGTTCATCGCGGGCGGGGCTGACGGGGAGCCTGACGAGCCCAATCCGAACGAGTCGGAGCCGACAGCCCCCCAGTTCGTCCCCGCCGAGGAGTTTCGCCAGTTCCAGACGACCATGCAGGGGTCCATGTCGGCGTTGACCGAGGCCTTGACCGGGATGCGGCAGACGATGGACACGACGCTCTCCCGTCAACGGGAGCCGGTGCCCACCCCCGATCCGGCGGGGCAGGTGACACGCGCCCAGTACGTCGAAGCCATCCAGCAGGGGGATCTGGCCACCGTCGAGCGGTGGGACGCCCAGCAGGAAGCACGCTACGCGGCTCGGGTGAACCAACTCGAAGCCACCGGGATGGATCAGTTCTCCCAGCTGAACAAGCGGAGTGAAGTCGTCAGTCTCAAGTACTACGAGCGCTTCAAGAAAGACATCGACGCGATGGTCGATGCCCTCCCTCCGCAGATCAAGATGCGTCCGGGCGTCTATGCCTACGCGCACAACGCCATCGTGGGGCAGCACATCGACGAACTCACCGCCGAAGCCCAGGAAGCCGCGCTCCGTAAGCCCGCCGCAGAGGAACGTCCCGAGGCACTCGCCGGGCGCTCGCGCAGTGGACGCGAAGTGGGACGGGACACGACCAAGGTGCCCACGGCCTACGATCTCGGCGGCGAGACGGCGGAGGCGGCCTTGGCGTTTCGCGGCATGACGGAAGACGATCTGGCGAAACGGATGGGCTACCAGTCCTGGCAGGAATACATGACCAAGACGGCGGCGTACAGGTAGGCGACAGCCTTCTCGGTCGCAACATCGAGCAGTCGCTTCCCCCCGGGCGACGGAGGGAAGCATGGCACAGACGATCCCCGTAGGACCCGGTGTAGAGGCGCTCCCGCCCCCAGGAGACGCCCGGCGCGAGGTGCTGAAAGAGCGCGCCGAGCCCCTTGCGCAGGCTGCGGAGGCCGCCAATGCCGACGTCGGCACGATCGACCCGCGCACCTTCGAGGTCGAGAACGAACTCGCGCAGCACTTCAACGAGCTGGAAGTCTCGAATGCCCAGCCGGAGTTTGAGTATTGCTGGGTCCAGTCGGCCTTTCACGGTCGCTACATCAAGTACAAGCTCACTGAGGGCTGGGAAGTCGTCCAGGGGGACATGCCGGAGGCCCTCGAACTCCGGGGCATGGCCGCCGATACCACACGCCGCCTCGGCGACGTCATCCTCATGCGGATGCAGAAGGACCGCTATCTGCGCCTCCGCCGGCAGCGCGAGGCCCATCAACGGGCCATGGAATCCGGCGTGACGACCGCCTTGCAGGAGATGGGGGACCGCTACGCGGGGCAGGGGATCATCGTCCATACCAACCCCAACGACCAACTCCTCAAGCGGATGCAGTCCGGGGCTGCTGCTCGGCAAATGGCGGGGCAACGCTTCGACAAGATGATTCGGACCGGGAATGTCCCCGGCATAACACCATAAGGAGACATCGACCATGGCATTGACCACGCAACCGAAACCCGCCCTGTACGCGAAGCACATCGGCTTCACATCCTCGCCCCTGCTCTACGGGGCCGAGAAGGCGGCTCAGACGTACACCAAGGGCGCCTTCGTGCAGGACGACGACTCTGGGCTCATCACCGAGTCCGCGAGCCCCATCGACGCCTCGGGCGTCACCAAACGCGCCTTCGGGCTCGCGCGGGATTCGGCGACGGGCGTCACCTCGGCCGAAGTGGCGCTCTACTGGCTGGGACCCCAAACCGTTATCGAGATCACGCTGTCGGACTCGACGGCGGGCACTCACACCCTCGCAGCGGCCAATATGTGGAAGGTCTACCCGATCACCAAGGGCACCACGAACTGGTATCTCGACGCCAATGCGGTGTCCGATACCGGCGGCGGGATCGTGGTCGGCTTCAAGGACGCGGTGGGCACGGTCGATGGCCGTGTCTACATGATTCTCACGAACACGGCCCGCGGCGGCGCCAACGCCGGGTCGGGCACCTACTAGGAGGGACCTGACCTATGCCTATCGGCCGCGGATCAATCGCCCCGCTGTTAGCGCCGGATCTCAACCGGGTCTTCGTGGAGACCGGAAAAGAGCGGCCCATGGAGTATTCCCTGTGGGCCAACGTGAGCGAGATGGATTGGAACCCGGACAAGGATCTCCAGGTCTCGGGCCTGGGCACCATGCCCAAGAAGCCCGAAGGCGAGAGCTTCACGCTGGATCAGCCCCTCATGGGCGGCACCAAGACGTATACCGCTGAACCCTTCGGGCTGGCGCTGGAATTTACCTGGGAGGGCTGGCGGGATGAGTTGTACGGCGTGGCGAAAGAAATGGTGGGAGAACTCGCCCGCGCCTCGCGCAACCGCATCGAAGTGGACGCCCACTCTGTCCTCAACAACGCCTTTTCGACGTCCTTCGTGGGCTTCACCGCGGCGGAATCGCTGTGCTCGACCGCCCACGTGGGATTGGATGGCGTGACCCGGGCCAACCGGCCCTCGCCGGACATCGGATTCTCGATCACGGGCCTGCAAGCCGCGAGCACGCGGTTCGAGAACATGACCAACGAGCGCAACCTGCCGCGCTTGATGGCCCCCGTCATGGTCATCCTGGCGCCGGTCAACAAGTTCGCCGCCCGCGAGATCCTCGGATCGAGTGGCCGGCCGTACAGCCCCGACAACGAGATCAACGCCCTCATCGAAGAGGATCTCTCGTGGATGGTGAACCACTACCTGACCACGACCACCAACTGGTTCGTCGCCGCCGCCAAGGGGGTCCATGACCTGAATTTCCGGTGGCGTGATCATCCGATCTTCGATTCCTTCGACGATCCGTGGACCAAAAACGCGATTTTCACCAGCTACCAGCGCCACACCAAGGGCTACGGCTCGTGGAGAGGAATTGACGGCAGCACGGGGTGAGTGAGGCGGAACTGACGCAGTCTGACGCCTTCGGGCAGAGGAGTCGGCCATGAGTTCACGGTTGCGGGAGCTGTCGAGTGCGGCGTTCTCCGGGCTGGGCTTGGTCGGCATCAGTGAAACCCGGCTGGTGGCCAAATCCACGTCGGGCTTGACGCCCTATCAGTACTGGGGTGGCCAACTTCCGGGTGAGTTCTTCCACACGAGTCTCGCCACCGCCTATGGCCTCACGCAAGGCGGGCGGAACGAGGCGATCCTGCTGACGCCGGATTCGCACATCCTGTCGGCCGCCCTGACCTGGGCGAAAAGCGAAACGCATCTCGTGGGCATGTACGGCCCCGCGATGCAGAACCAGCGCTCCCGGGTGGGCCATGCGGCCACCATTGCCTCGCTCCTGACCGTGAGTGGACAGGGCAATACCTTCGCCAACGTCTACTTCCCGTATGGACTCGCCGCGACGGATCTCAACCTGCTGACCGTGACCGGTGCCCGTAACAGCTTCGTCAACTGCCACTTCCTGCCGACGATCGCCACGGCACTGGACGATGCGGCGTTCAAGCTGGTGAGCATCCAGGCCGCGGAGCAATACTTCAAGAACTGCTACTTCGGCGGCGACACGGTGGCCTGGACGAACGGCACGATGATCGATCTGGGCCAGTCCGGGGGATCCCCCGCCCGCGTCGTGTTCGAGAACTGCGTGTTCGTGATGAACGCCGACAACGCGCAGGTGACGTTCCTCAAGACCACGGCCGGCCTGGGCCGCTGCACGATCATCTTCAAGGGCTGCCAGTTCCTCAACCTGGGCACGTCCTTGACGGTGGGGATCGACGGCGCCGGGCTCGGGAACGCCATGATGTTCTTCGACAACAACTCGTTCTTCGCGGGCTGCACGGACGTGGTTGCCGCCGCCAACGAGGCGGCGGTGTGGTTCGCCCCGGCCAACACGCCGGTCAACCAGGTGACGGGCGGAAATTCCGTGGCGCTCTTCAACGGGCTGGCGTGCCACCCGGATCTGAGCTAGGCCATGCCGAGCAGCGAGGTGATGGCGAAGTTCAAGGCCGGGAAGCTCCATAGCGGGTCGAAGACCGGCAAGAAAGTCACGGATCAGAAGCAGGCCGTGGCCATCATGAAGAGCGAGGAACGGAAGGAACAGAAAGACGGCGGGAAGTACCGCCATACGGGTCGGGTGCGGCAGGTCCGGTCGGCCTAGCATGGCCTGACCATGCCGCCACCCTTCACCGTCGAGTCCTGCGCGCGGGAGGTGCTGGCCGCCATCGACACCTCCGCCGGGCATCTCCTGTGTGCCCAGTGGGTCGCCCGCCGGTATCAGCGGATCGCCAGCCGGGGCCGCCTCCGTCATCTTCGCAAGGTCGGCGAAGTCGTCCTCCCGGCGACGATGTCCGCTGGCACGGTGTCGGTCACCCAGGGGTCGGTGGTGGTCACGCCGGATGCGACGGCCGCCGCGGCCTGGGCCACGCCCACAGGCTTCTCGACCGATCCAGCAAACCCGAGCCTGTCTCTCGTGGGTCGCTTCATCCGGCCCGCCATGAACTGGTACGAGATCGCGGCCGTCATTGGATCAGGCCCGATCACGGCGCTCCAGCTCACCATCCCCTTTCTCGAAACCACGAACGCCACGGCATCGGCCACGATTGCCGAGCAGCGCACGCGCTTGCTGCCGACCGTCCGGTGGCTAGGCGACATGGTTCATATGCGTCGGGGCCAGTTATTGGAGAACGTGAGCCTGGCAGAACTCGATCATGAAGACCCGGATCGCCGGTCGGCCGCTGCTGGCGGAGGGCCGAGCGCGTGGGCGGAAACGGCTGTCGATACCGATGGCACCAAGCGGGTGGAGTTCTTCCCGTATCCGAGCCAGGACGAATTGATCCGGTACGTCTACTGGTCCACCCCGCCGGAACTCGCCTTCCATGCCCCCCTGCCTCCGCAAATCGACCCGCACGTCATCATCGAGGGTGCCCTGATTGACGCGATGCGGTACGAGGCCGCCCAGGCAGTGCGCGCCGGGAAACCGGACCTGGCGGGCTACTGGATGAACGCCTACCGGAGCCAGGCGACGGCGTGGGAGAACCAAGTCATCGAGGCCATCCGCTCGGATCTCGGGGTGGACGATGTGACGATGATTCTGCAACTCCCGAGGAATTTCGGCCTGGGGGCCCGGCGCGACACCATCACGGCGCGGGACATTGTGTTAGATAGATGGCCGATCTAAGATGCCCTACGTCGCCGGGCAGCTCGTGGATCAGCTTCTCGCGCGGGTCCGGGACACGCACGCCCTCGGCACCTCGCGCGTCACCTGCCGGCTCCTGCTGACGCATCTTCAGCGAATCGTCAACGCCCGAGATGGGTACGTGGTCGATACCCTGAGCTTCCCGACCGTGCCCTACCAGCAGATCTACAAGGTGTCCGATCCTGCTCAGGCCCCCGCGGCGCTGCGGATGCTCGGGGTCCAGGAGGGCGCGCGGGATCTCAAGAAGGTGCTGTGGAAGGAGTTTTGGTATTTCGATAGAGCCTGGGGTCGGGCCATCGGGCCCCAGTTTGAACTCTGGTCGATGATCGGGCGGGATCTTCTGGTGCTCTGGCCCTCGAAGCCGGCGGCCGATACCGTGACCCTGGTCTACGCCAAACTCACGGCGGATCTCAGCGACGATACGGTGGCCATTGAACTTCCCGATGACACCGTGCCCCTGCTGGTGGATCTCGCGGAGGCCCTCATCTGCCTCAAACAGCGGGTCTATAGCCCGCTCACCGCCCTCGCAGCGAGCCTGCAAGGCCGCCTCGTGGCCTCCTGACCCATGCCGAAAGTTGATGCCCTGGCCTTCGTGCGGCTCCTCGGAGGCATCGCCACCGAAACGCCGCAGATCGATCACTATTACGCCGACATCGCCACGGATCTGGGCCATCAAGGCCTCTTCACGACCTGGCAACTGGTTCCAGCGGTGGCCAGGCAAGGCAGTTACAGCGTGGACGCGGCCATCGTGGAAATCCTGGGCGTCTTCTACGACGACGTCCTGTTGTCCAGGGTCACGCTCCGGGAACTGGAGGCCCATGCCCCGCACTGGCGGGATCTCGTGGGCGCGCCCATCGCGTACACCACGGAGCAGCTCGACCGCCACGAGATCCGGCTGTTTCCATCTCCCGAATCCAGCGCCGACCCCGAGATCTTTGTCCACGGCGCCCCGTTCGGTCTCGACTATCCCCG